TGTTATCAATGGGATGATCGTGGACTCTGACCCCAACGAAACTACTGTTGCGTTTCCGAAGAAGCCTGATGGTACAAAGATGGGATGCTATGACCCTCGGTTTCAAGGGATGAATGCCAAGCAAGTATTTGAAATCCTCAAGAAGGAACAGCAAGGCGGTAAGGGTGGAGGTGGTGGAGGTGAAGGGTTCGATGACCACGGATGGGAAGAAGCTAACGAGTTGACTGAGCAGGAAGTTAAGGAGCTGGAGCGTGACATTGACAGGGCATTACGTCAGGGACAGATTGCTGCCAGCAAGATGGCGGGTAAGAACGGAGGCAACATGGATCGTGCGCTGGGTGAGTTGCTCAAGCCCGAGGTTGACTGGCGTGAGCAGTTGCGTGAGTTCATCACCAGTATCTGCAACAGTAAGGATGCATCCTCATGGCGCAGGGTGAACCGCAGGTACATCGGGTCTGATGTGTATATGCCGTCACTTGTGGGTGAGTCAGTCGGTCGCATCGTGGTGGGTATTGATACGTCAGGTAGTATCGGTGGTCGCATCTTGGATAGGTTCCTGACTGAGGTGAAGGCTATCGCTGATGAAGTACACCCCGAAGCTATCGAGCTGCTGTACTGGGATACCGAGGTGGCTGGGCATGAGACATATGACATCGGCAATATGGGAAGTCTGGTTGAGTCCACCAAGCCTAAGGGTGGCGGTGGCACAGACCCTGAGTGTGTACCTGTGTACATGAAGAACAAGCAGCTCAAGCCTGAGTGCGTCATCATGTTGACAGATGGGTATGTGGGTAGCTGGGGTGTGTGGGATGTGCCAGTACTGTGGGTGGTGGCTGGTAACGAGGGTGCAACAGCCCCAGTGGGTAAGACGATACACGTTACGGAGTAATCATGAGTACGATGCCTGTGGTGGTGGAGGTTAACAAACACGCTAGTATGTACCACATCACTGCGATAGATGGGGACTGTGTGCAGTACAGGTGGGCTATACTGGATAACGAAGCAGACGATGAGCTGAGTGCGATAGCTGCGTTCTATAAACAGTGGGAGGCTAATACCCCTGACCATGCTATGTACAAGAAGACTGTGATACAAAGGGCGATTCGGTTACCTAAGAATTCTTAGGTCGACAATTTAATCTGGAGGTAGTTATGTTCGGTAGTTTAGACTTGACAAGTTTCCCTCGCATCGTTCGGTACAGTGATGCCAAGCGACATGAGGAGAGGATCAAACCTATCCGTGGGTCTACGTTGAAACCCTACGGGGCTCGCACTAAGAAGTGGCTGAACATCCGGCAGGAAGGTGGGGATGTAGTGGTACGTATGCACAGTACGGACATCATCAAGTACAAGCCTGATGACACCATCATCGTTAACTTCGGTGGCTGGGGTACGTCGTCTACTATGAAGGTAGTGGGGCACATTCTGGGTGTAAGCATTGGGCAGAGACACCGCAAGGTGTGGTGTTACAGTGAGGGTGTTGAGCATCCGATCCCCGTTAATAAGAACCTGAAGTTCATCGTGCCCTCGGGTAGCACTGTGGCGGTGTATGTACCTGAGGGTAACCCAGTGCGGTATGTGCTGGACAGGAAGCTGTACCACAAGTTCAAGAAGGATCACTATGCACAGTTCATTAAGTATGTAGAGGGTATGCGTAGGCTGCGTAATGGTAGGGTGTTCACTAGCGATGACTTGAAGGCGGTGCTGGGACACGGGAGTCACCACACCATCAGAGATTGGGAAGTAGATGCATGGATGCGTGACCAAGATAGCTGGGGTAATGCCGCTGCGTATATTCTGTATATGAGTAGCCCCCCTGTGTATAGCTGGATGAGTGAGCACCAGAGACCCACTATTGACGCGACTTACCTCACCAAGAGTATCAAGCACGTCATCCTTAGCGTTCATGCGGAGGAGGCGAAGCTGGTTAAGGCTGAGGAGTACACAGGCGGTGGGATATTCAGGGACGAGTACTCTCAGTACATGCCGTGAGGTGGGGTATGGCTAAGTGCAAGGGTAGGGTATCCATAATGCTGGTCGAGTGTCAGGGGTCTCATATGCCTACGGATTATGTGTATCAGGTGACGTTTCGTTATGTAGACCCGCTACCTTCGTATTACATAGGGTACCCCGAGCATCACAAGTGGTTCATCTGTGATAGCGAAGGCTGTGAGATAGAAGCGTTAGCCCAGTTCATGAGCTGGGCTAAGGAACAGCAACTAGAAGTTATACCTACGGAGTAAATGAGATGGCTAAAGCAATCGTGTCAGTTGGTTATAGAAAGTATGTAATGAGTATCGAGGAGGCCATTACCTTCGGTAACCTGTTAGCTAAAGCAGAACAGTATGACGAGAAGTGGCATAAGGATACCGGCAATGGATCGTCCACTACCAAGCATATATGGGAGATTGATGAGGACTCGTACAACATAGTGATACTCCCTGATGCAGCATATACAACCTATAAGCTGGCGGGTAAACCTAAGGAGTAGGAGGCAACATGAGCAAGCGGGTTGTGGTGTATAAGATTGAGAGGGGTCGCCTCGATGCTGTGGGTTATGGTTGGATGTTTAAGTTTTACCTACACTATACTTTCAACGGAGAACACCGTACTACTTATCGTAGGGCATCCGATGAACTAGGTGCATTCATAGCACTACAAAAGGATTGGGGGTCTCACAACTACGAAGTAATTCTTGGAGGTGAAGAAGATGCGCCCTGAGGATGTGGAGATACTAGATGTCATGCCGGATTGGACAATGCCAGAGAAGGGCTGGTGGTGGTGGGTGGACTATCGTAAGAAACTAAGTCCGAGTAGCGTAAGGAGTACTAAGAGATTATCTGAGTACGTAATGGCAGATGATGAACTAGGTGCAATCGCTGCGTTCTACAAGAAGCTGGGGGTGGAAGATGAGTAAGCTCACTATACATAGTATAAGTCCTAACCCTGATGCTTTAGAAAGGCACGATGGGTTGAGGAGCTTCACTGTAAAGTACATCCACTCGGCTTATGGTGGCGGTTACCCCTTCGCCAGTGCCGGCCTTGGAGTAGACGAGCTTGATGTGTTCATTAAGTTCAAGACCTTTATGGAGAGTCGAGGCTACGAGGTAGTAGCAGATGAGTAAGAAAATTGTGGTGTACAGTATCAAGAAAGATACTAGTGATACCTATGCCCAGCAGGTGTTGAAGGTTGACTGGTATAACATATGGTACATGGATGAGGATGAGTCATGCCATGTAATAGGTAGATATGCAACGCATGAACTGGAGGCGTTCAAGCTGGCACATGGGTATTGGGAAAATTTAGGTTACGAAGTAACTCTTGGAGGTGTGTGATGGGGTATCGAAGTGATGTAGTAATGCTGATGTATGGGAAGGAAGAAGTGTTCCCTATATTGAAGCTGTGGGTTGAGGAGAACCTGATACCTATGATTAAGGTACATGGGTTAGATAACACGTTAGGTGGGAATAGGGTGCTGTTTGATGATGGAGGTAACACAGACGGACTGTGGTTATTCACTCGGGATAATTATAAGGGGTATGCGTACAAGGAGTTCGGGGTTAAGTGGTATCCAGATTACCCCGAGATACGAGCGTTTGAAGCTGTGCGGGAGAAGTTCGCTGAGGTATTCAATAGGGACAACCACGCAGCGGAGTTAGCAATGGAGTTCATGCGGATTGGCGAGGAGCCAGATGATATAGAGAGTGTCGATTCTTTTCATAGTGTGGGTTTACTTTCTGTTCAACGTGATATAGTGTATTAACGATTCATAACTTGGAGGAGATGATTATGAGTATCGCAACGAGTTCGTTACTGGTAGAGCTGAACATCAATGTGTGGACAGCTAACAAACTGGACAGGACTGAGACGGATAAGGTAACTGCGGATAACTCGGCGGTTAAGAACGCAGCGAAGGTACATAAGAACCTGATGGCAGGTTCCGCAATGCGTAAGAACATCGCTGACTTTGCCTCCCGATGCCGGACACTACACATAGCCAGAACGCTGCCGTGGGCTGATCGTGGTGCTAGGCTGCTGCCTATGACTTTGTTCTTTGAATACAAGACGGAGCTTAATAAGCTGCAAGCCCAGTTCGATACGATGGTAGACGAGTTCATCCAGAACTACCCTGCGCTGGTACAGACAGCACAGAATTACTTAGGTGGACTGTTTGACCCCAACGACTACCCAAGTGTAGACGAGGTGCGTAGTAAGTTCGGGTTCAAGATTACGTTCAGCCCAGTGCCGGAAGCTGGTGACTTCCGCGTAGATGTACCGGCGGGGGAGCTAAAGGAACTATCATCGCAGTACGAGGCGAGCTTCACTGAACGCATGGGTGAAGCAATGAGGGAGCCGTGGCAGCGACTGCATAAGCTGTTATCTGATATGTCAGCCAAGCTGACTGAGCGTGAGGGTGAAGTTAAGCGGGTGTACCATGACTCGCTGGTGGAGAACGCAGTCAATCTGTGTGAACTGCTGACGCATCTGAACATCACTAAAGACCCGAAGCTGGAAGAAGCAAGGCAGCTCTTGGAAGCTACGATGACTGGTGCTAATGTAGATAAGTTGAAGGAATCTATCGTGAGTAGAGCCGAGCTCAAGAACAAGGTGGATTCGATCCTGAAACAGTTCGCTTGGTAGGAGGGCGTATGTCCGTAGTGGTGAAAAAGAAACTCCAAGTGATAAGTATCAAGAGGGGTTTCCACTTAGGGGAAGGACTGTATAGATTCGTAGTGCGGTGCGCTGATGGCTCCGAGAGGTTTGTCTGGGCTGAGGATGAGCTGGCGGCAGTTATCGAGCTACGAACGCAGGTTAGAGTACGCCCTGATCTGTACGACCCCGAGGTTGAGTTTGTCGAGCCGGAGGACTTATGACGGTGGAAATTCTGAGAATTTTGAGGAATCAATATGGGCACTTCACAGCCTTACTTAGGGAGGACGATGGGGTAATCAGGGTATGGGGGATAGGGGATGATAACGAACGTGCCCCTATAGATGAGTTAGATGCAATACGTATATTCAAGGAGGAGTGGGAAGACCCGATATGGACGGAGTATAAATGTGACCTAGAGTACAGAGAGGCACGGGTTGGAGTCATATTCCAGCCGGAAGACTTTGAAGGTACTGGATTAGTTGTCTAATTACGTGGAGGAGATTTCAATGAGTGTTAATTTCAATAGGCCGGTTGCGTTTGACAAGAAGTACAACCACTTGTTTATCAAGGTGGAAGGTATGACGGATAACGTATGCGTGGCAGTGAGGGGTTCGTACCGCGACCATTACGAGAGGAGATGTCAGGAGGTGGGGGGTTATATACCCCCTAATGTAGAAACACTTATCAAGCCGCTTATTGCTCAGGTAGCAAAAGAGAATCCTGATTGGGCTTTCTATGGTACGCATCCTCATGGTACGTACCACGCGATAAATAGCTTCAAGGTTTTCTACGCTGACGAGCTACTTGGTACTATCGAGTACGTTAAAGGCTGGTTCCGTGTATGTTGCAGTAAGTTTACGGAAAAGAACATTAACTACAAACGGGCTAAGTCTGTGGAGGCTGCGTATAAGCTGGTAAAGAACTTCTCAACAATTCCGTTTCAAGAGTGCGCTAAGGCTGCGGCGCAGACCATGCGGCAGACTTTTTACCATGAGACTCGTGCTATGCATAGAGAGATGGGTAGTTTGCTGGATGGATGGGTTAAGCAAGTCGTTCAGTTGATTTACGACTCTCCAGAAATCATTGACAAGCTAAAGGCATTAGGGGTTCCTTCTGACCAGATGGATAAGTTCATCCAGTATGAACAGCACTTACGGGAGTGGTGCGACCCGAATACTGAGTTCGTAGCGGTCTCTAAACGCTTCGAGGAGTATGTGGTGAGTGCACCTATGACGCTACAACTTGATACCTATATGTCCTCAGGAGACATTGTACCAAAGGAGGGACACAAGGCTGTGACTGACCTGAGTGTACTGCCGGAGAACATAGTGCGTAATCTCGGGTTCTTGAAGTTGGGTGAGGGGGGCAGGCTAATCTCAGGTGTAGGGATTCGCATGTCGGAAGAAGTATTCTATGTCAAAGTTCAGGAGTAGGTTATGAGTGCTACTAAGTATTTTAGAAACTGGATAATAGCCGTTGCAGCTATCTACATTTGTGTTCTTGTTTCGTTATTAGTGTGGGGAGGTAGCCATTCATGGGAACTGTTTGTATGTACGTGGTATGCATCGGGCTGGGTGGAGAGACGTAACATCAAGCTACGTACACGGATTGAAGTTGAGAGGGTGATGAGTAGCAAGGGGGGATTCAAAGATATGATCTCCGCTTTGCAGGATATTGCAAACAAAGCAGAAGAGGTGAAACGTGGCGACTAAGAAAAGAGGTAAGGGTGCGAAACCAGTGATGGCGCATGTAACTATACGAGTGCCGAGGTACGTACTTGCGTTCTTCAAAGGTAAGAATGTAAAGCATACACAGTTAATGCGTGATGCGTTGATCGAGTATGTTGATTTCTATGCGAAGCAGAGGTAGGGTACGTAATGGCTGCAACACCCGAAAAGAAAGTGAAGGACGCAGTAGTGAAGATACTGAAGCAGTATGGCGTTTACTATTTCTTCCCCGCTACTCATGGGTATGGACGCAGTGGGGTACCTGACATCATCTGTTGCTGTAACGGCAGGTTTCTAGCTATCGAATGTAAGGCTAAGAATAACTTGGTTACGGAGTTACAGGCACGAGAGATACATGCGATACATACCGCAGGAGGTACAGCATTAGTAGTAAAAGAAAACAGTTTAGGGTTGGTTGAAGGTTGGATTAAGTTGTTACAAAACGAGTAGGAGTAGTTATGAGTAAGATTCCAGATTGGCAGAAAAGCGAGGCTTACGACCTTGTAAAAAAGTTAGGGTACACCGCCAAAGACATAAGGCACGATATGCGTTTTGGGGTAAGCAGGAACAGAGCTGTCTACCTGCACAAGTTAGCGACCCAGAGGATCATGAAAGAACGTAATCAAAAGACAGTGTTTGAGTTGCTGGACTCTAAGCCCGACTTGGTTAATTCCCCAGCGCACTATACAAAGGGCGGCATCGAGGTGATTGACTTCATCGAGGCCAAGGGGCTTGGGTATAAACTGGGTAATGTAATCAAGTATATCTGCCGTGCAGATGACAAGGGCAATCCAGTACAAGACTTGGAGAAAGCCGAGTGGTACTTGAAGCGTGAGATTGCTGAACGTAAGAAGGAGGTGTGAGATGAACGTAATAACTTCAGCTATGTTCTTGTGTACGTCAGTTGCCTTGTACTCTACAGGGCATTGGATCGGTGGGAGTGTATTATTGTTCGTTGCCATTGTTGATGGGAGTAAATAAGATGTTGGTGTTAACACGTAAGCTGGGTGAGTCAATCATCATTGGTGATGACATTGTGATAACTGTACTGGATGTGAAGGGTAACTCTGCAAGGCTAGGTATTGCAGCACCAGCTAATATCTCAGTGCACCGTGAGGAGATTTATAACCGTATCAAGAACGGGGAGGAGCGTGATGCCACTAGATAAAGCAGTACCCACAGTCAACCATGAGGCATTATTCAAGGCTATAGATGGGCTGGTCGAGTCACAGCAGAATCTTATTGATATGCAGAATGACTTGATCGGCAGGTTGATGGAAAGAATACGCACACTGGAAAGCCCAGTGGCAGGCGCAGGCATTGAAGGTTTGAAGACTAAGTAACTGGAGGTTGTATGTTTCTTGCAAGAGTTGAGTATGGCGGCGACGTTAAGGTATATCCACTTGAAGCCGGTTCTGGGGCTCGCTACGGTAGCTGGAAGTTCTCACCTAGACTAGGTGCCGAAGGTAACAAGATGACATCGGGCATATGCAACGGGGGGTGGGCAGCTATCTCCCCGACTGCATCAGATGCACATAGAACAGTAGAGGAACTACGTGTAAGGGGGCATGTATGAACGAGGAAGTGGGACATGAGAAAGTATTTTCTGCTGTTTCTGGAATTCGTTGTCGTGCTTTATGTGGCACTCTGCCTTGTTGAATCGGTCGCATCATGGCATATATTATGAGAGGGGAAGTGAAATGAGTGTTGTAGTATATCTTTGCGTTGCGGATGGGCAGGCATATGAAGGTGCCACGCCTGATCTTGCGTATGGAAAGCTCCTCAGCGATTACTCTGGCGGTGATGCAGTCCCCCCTAACGAGTGCGTGTGGTATGAAGCATTTCCGGTGGACGTTGTATTCGCTGTTAAGGAAAAGAAAACCCCAAAAAAGGAGAAAACAAAGTGAGTACCGAGCAAACCAGCCCCTACTTGCGAGTTACTAGCAAGGGCAAACCATCAGAAATACTGCTTGAGTGTCCGGTCGATTCTGTTGACGTGGTTATTAACCACAAAAGATTAAACTGTTGTGAATGGAGGGCTATCGGTTTATGTGAGGTTACAGGATACGAGTCACCGCACAACGATGTCCCGTTATATAACGAGTACACCGGCTTGCCGGATTGCTGTCCTAAATGCAACTTGCCGATTGTTTTGCTTTCATAATGGAGGTGGTAGATGAATACGAAAGATGACATCTGCCCCAACTGCGGGGCTGAAATTAACGACATTGATACTTGGGGCACATTTTTTTCATGCGGTACAGCCATGAAAGAAACCGCCGACGGGGTGACGATATACCCGTCAAGCAAGTGCTACGTACACCAGCTTGCCGCGAAGGATGCGGAGATTGAATGGGTAGTGAATGCATTGCGTAATCTAGTGAACGACTCGCAACACAAAGACCACGACTGCGGAGATACGCCAGAGCATTGTCCTGTGTTAGCTGCGCGTGAGGTTGTCAGCAAATATGGAAAGAGGTGAAGTGAAATGAATAAGGTATTGTCGTGGCTTGCCACTCCGTTTGTGTGGTACGTTAAGCAGCTATCTCAGATGCCAAGATGGATGCTCGTTATTCTGATTATTTTTTATTCCGTCGCGGGGGTGTTTGGGTGGATTATGGGCGGGTGAGGAGGTTATATGGTTACGTTCAAGGTTGTGAAACTGGAAAGGGAGAAGCCTACTGGGGGGACTTTCAGGATATGGTTTGTAGTAGAGGGTAGTGGCATTAACCATCGCGGGTTGCTAGCGCATTTTCAGAAACACGTTGACTACCGCTACTACTCCGATTACCGCTGGGACTTGCATTGTACCATCCACTCTATAGGGAATAGGCCAGCAGGTGACGAGTTAGATGTGTTTAAGCAGTTCATACGGAGCTGCAAGATTTGGGGAGTTAAAGAGGTCACTATAGGAGGGTTACATGACTAGGTGTCAGCAATGCTCACTGCCCGCAGAAGTTAAGTTCTCGTGGCCTACAAGTCGGGGGCAACAGACTTGTGCATTGTGCGGTACGTGCGCTGCATTGTGGTGGAATAAATTTAAGTCCACCCCGAGTGGGCAGGGTTTGATAATTGAGGAGGTGTAGTAATGCGACTGACCGTAGAGAAAATAGAGTGTCGTCACGTTACGTTTCCTATCGGATACCCCGGAGGAGAAAGACTGTTCCGAGTCTACTATAAGGGTCACCCTAAGCTACGTACCTATGAACCAGTAATAGCTAGGGATGAACTAGGCGCGTTACTAAAAGCTACGCAACTGCTATCTAATCTTGGGTTTGAGCTTGTGTTTCCTGAGGAGCTTTAAGTGAATATAATTACATTAGATTTTGAAACGTACTACGATAAGCAGTACTCGCTATCCAAGATGACTACGGAGGAATACATACGTGACGAGCGATTTGAAGTCATCGGCGTGGCTGTGCAAGTTAATGACGAGGAACCCGACTGGTTCAGTGGTACTAAGGAAAAGACCAAGGCGTTTCTTGATAGGTTCTCTCTCCACGACCATATAGTCGTTGCCCACAATGCTATGTTCGATATGGCTATCCTTAACTGGCACTTCGACATCCGGCCTAAACGCATAGTAGATACCCTGTCTATGGCACGGGCACTACATACCATCGAGGTAGGCGGGAGCCTAGCTGCACTAGCTGAGTACTATGAGCTGGGGGTGAAGGGTACTGAAGTGGTTAACGCACTGGGAAAGAAGCGGTTGGACTTTACAGCATCAGACCTGCATAACTACGGGGAGTATTGCAGGAACGACGTTACTCTGACCTACGAGCTGTTCAAGGTTCTAGGTGCTGGCTTCCCGTTGGTAGAGCTTAAACTCATTGACATGACTATCCGTATGTTTACTGAGCCGAAGCTACAGTTAGATTCCGATGTACTGACACATCACTTGTCATCAGTGCGCCTTAACAAGATGATCCAGCTCGGCAAGTACATGCGAAGTGACTTGATGAGTAACGTCAAGTTTGCAGACCTCTTGAGGAAGCGTGGTGTTGAGCCCCCTATGAAGATCAGCCCTACAACAGGGAAGCCGACTTACGCATTTGGTAAAAATGACGAGGGGTTTAAGGCGTTGCTGGAACATCCAGATGTAACTATACAGATACTAACAGCAGCTAGGGTGGGGGCTAAGTCCACACTGGAGGAGACGAGAACTGAACGGTTCCTTGAGATTTCTGAGCGTGGGCTTATGCCTATCCCACTTCGCTACTACGCTGCTCACACAGGGCGTTGGGGTGGGGATGATAAGGTGAACCTACAGAACCTGCCTAGGCGTAGTCCTATCAAGCACTCTATACGAGCCCCGCATGGATTCAAAGTAGTTGACTCTGACTCCAGCCAGATCGAAGCCCGTACCCTTGCATGGTTGGCTGGGCAGAATGACTTGGTAGAGTTCTTCGAGAAGAACAACGAGGAGATAGCTGCGGGGGTTGCGAAGGAGGACATGCAGTATGACCCGTACAAGATTATGGCAGCTGCTATTTACGGTAAGCCAGTATCCCAGATAAGTGCGGATGAGAGGTTTGTTGGTAAGACAACCATCTTGGGGTGTGGTTACGGTATGGGGGCTGTCCGGTTTCGGGAACAACTTAAAGTGTTCAAGGTGGACATGCCGCAAGAGGAGTGCGAACGTATCATTCAGGTGTACCGCACCGCATACCCGCAGATAACTGCACTGTGGAAACAGGCGGGTAAAGCGTTGGAAGCAATCATACGGGATGCTACTTCCCCTCTAGGTAAAGAGGGCGTAGTATTAGTTGAAGGTAGGAAAGGTATACGCTTGCCGAATGGTCTGTATGTGAAATACCCCAACTTGAGAAAGCATGTTAACGACGAGGGCAAAGAAGAACTTGTCTACGACACCAAGAGGGGTAAGCAGATTATCCCCAACAGGATATACGGAGGTAAGGTGGTGGAGAATATCTGTCAGGCGTTGGCACGTATCATCATCGGTGAACAGATGCTTACAATTAACCGTAAGTACCCAGTAGTGATGACGGTACATGATGCCATAGCTTGCTTGATCCCAGAGGATGAACTGGTAATGGGTATGGAGTTTGTAGAGCTGATTATGAGGTTGCGCCCTGAGTGGGCACTTGATCTTCCATTAAACTGCGAAGCCGGATACGGCGACTCTTACGGAGAATGTTAATGAGCGACGAAAGCAAAACCGGGTTTCACCCGATAGTAGATTTGATTATTGCTAGGATGGGCACACACCCTGAGGAGGTGCAGACGGAGGTAGAGTACGGGGTCTACAAAACCCAAAAAGCTGCGTTACTGGCGCACATAAGAAACGACTATAAAGATTGCTTCTCGGAGGCAGAGCTTGCTGCGTTGAAGGCAGCAGTGAATAAAGCCCACTTGGACGTAGCACATAAGAGACTCATGGCGGTTCTTCTTGAAGAAGATAAACTCAGTGAAGATTACCAGCGTCAGTATAACTACGACCAGAACACAAAGGGGTTTGCACAGGGTCTTGCAAACGCCAAACTACAGAGTACCCAGCAAGCATTAGCTAATGCATACCAGAATGCTAGTGCATACCGCGTCGGACTCCCCGTTGGTATGGGGGAATACACTAGCGACGGCACTAAGATACTAAGTAAAACTAATACGAACAAGTTCCACAAATTCACTTCTATGCTTAGGGGTAAATAATATGCACGACGTAACTAAACTACTGCTCGCTAGGCTTGAGTCTAACCCCGAGGAGTTTACCTCAACAGGTTCTCTACGTGATTTTGAGGTTGGTAGGTGGTACAAAGTATTAAACAAACTACAAGCGGCACTCCCTCCTGATGAGTGGGCTATGTTTGAAGGGAGATTACATGCTGTACAACTTGACCAGTTACATAAGGACGTGATGAGTGCGCTGTGTGCTCCACCCCATCCTGAACAGATGGATATGCTTGGCACTTCTGAAAACGATGTAAACACCACAGACGGTATCTATGGGGCTAGTGTTAAACTTGACGCTAAACGCGTACCCAAAGGGCTACTTAAAACCCTAACCCCGAAAAATAGGACACCGTAATGCACCCCGTAACTGAACTACTGATTGCTAGGATGGATACACATCCGGAAGAATTCTATGATATCCCTGATGAATGGGCAAAGTGGGAAAGGATTCTGAGATTTATTGAGCAGCGAGCCCCAAACGAGTATGCTTTACTAGACGCTAAACTCCAACGTATCCAGTTAGATGGGATACACCAAGATGTTATAAAAAAACTTTGCGAAGGTGAAGGGGAACAAGAGTGAAACCACAGTGGTCGTATAGCAGCTTGAAGATGTATCAACAGTGTGCAAAGCAGTACTACCACGTTAAGGTAGCTAGGGACTTCAAACCCCCTGATACTGAGGCCACTCTATACGGTAAGGAAATGCATAAAGCTGCGGAGGACTACATAAAGGATGGAACTCCGTTGCCCGTCAAGTTTACCTTCCTGCAAAGGTTTATGGACGCAGTTAACAACATACCCGGGGAGCGATACTGCGAGTTGAAGTTAGGCATTAAGAAAGTAGGTGGCAACTTCGAGCCGTGTGACTTCGACGATCCAGACTACTGGTGGCATGGCATTGCCGACTTGGTAATAGCTGGTGGGCGTAAAGCCTATAGTATGGATTACAAGACCAGCAAGAACGCCAAGTACGCTGACCTTAACCAGCTGCGTATCATGTCTGCTGCACTTTTCCTGCACTTCCCCCATCTGATCGAAATCAAGTCTGCACTGGCTTTCGTAGTCAGCAACGAGTTTATAAAGGAAACGCATCATGCGATGCACTTGCAGGATTACCTGAACCACTTCAACCCAGAGTTGACCATGCTGTCGGATTCCTTTACATACGGGGTGTGGA